ATGTCATATTTAGTGAAATTTTTGTCGTAAAATTCTTTAGTTGGTTCTTCATGCAAAATCCTTTTAACTTTCTCTGGAGTCCATTGTTGGATGAGTTTTAATACTTTTTGACTTACTTGCCTTTGTGCATATCTCAAATTATCAAAAAGGTCTTGCAAATTAACTATAGCTGCACTTTGACGCAGCATCATCATAACACCTGATTCTTGAGCATTTTCCGTTTGTCCAAATGCCGCATCATTGACACCAGCAATATCCATAAGATCTTTATCGAACATCTCTTTCAGTTGAAACATGGAAGGGGGAATTTGTGCCGGTGGAATTTTTTCCAACGAACCTGGAGGTGCATCTTCCCTCTTCCAAATAACTTTACCTTGTGCCGATTGAAATAGACTACGTGGATTGATCACAGAATTTTCATTAGCAATCCATCCAGAATTAATTTGAGAATCTAACATATCACTCATCTGACTATAGCGACGATTAATTTCACGTTGAGGATCAATGATATTTCGAACAACAGATTGAACTTTTAATCCCCATTGTGCAGATTCAGGTTCGAAGTAGGATATGAAAGGCACAAAAGGATAATCATCTAAACCATAAGGATCCATCTGAGAAAACATAACGGAATCATTTACAATTACATGCATCTCCATATAACGTTTTGGACGTTGAATGACTTGCAATTGAGGATATTTGTCAGTAAACATCTTTAATGTTTCTTTATCAAATTCCATTTCCAATGTTTCTCCTGTCTCCATATCGACAAGCATAGGAACATTACGCCATTTTTGAAGGTAAAATTCATTGTACGCCATTAATTCTTGGCCGTTAGGCTGACGTTGATAAGGAAGCCATGTAAATTTATCATCTCTTTCCCAACCAATACGCCAAAGGGCATAAACTTCTTTCTCCATTCCTGGTAAAAGCGAAGATACGTGTTCAACACTTAAATATTTACGACGCATTAAATAACTACAGTCAGATAAATCCATTTTTGTAAAGTAAGGATCGAGGATAAAACCGTTATATGGCTCTCTACCAAATTTGATTTCACCATTTACAGGATCATCACGATAATCAACCCATAAAGAAAGAAGATTCCAGCCTGTTTTGCATGCACCAGAAAAACAATCGGAGATAGTTTGATAGCCATCTCCGTATTGCATACTATATAAAAGGAGTTGACTGAGTTGATCAGCCGTTTTTTGATCAGAGTTTTCAATAGGAACCACGACGGAGGAGAGGCGATTCTTTCTCTGATAACCCGTGATCAAATTTATTGTACGTCTTACCTTATTAAAAACAAAGGTAGATCTTCCTTCCTGAAAAAGTTCTCTCTTTTCACGTTCGTCCCATTGATCTCCCATGTAAAAGCGAAGATCTCTTTCAGCAAAAGGGAATAGAGCATTCCAAGAGTAATATGCCTCATTATAATAACGATCGAAATCTGCAATAATGTCTAGTTCAGTTGACATTAAATAAAAAACCTCCATAATTCATGGATGTATAAATCATAAAGAAATTTACTCTGCTTCTATTTCTTCTTCTCGGGCATCTCCTAAATAAAAATTAGGTGCTGTTCCTCTATATTGGTCTATTACTTGTCTATTAACTGTCATGCATTCCACTTCACGAATTATCTTATCTGGTGTTTCTTCACGTGAATACATAGGTTGTTTTTTTGGTTTATACGCCATGTCTTACCTTCCCTTTTGCAGCCATTTTACCCATTTTTTTTGATCCATATTTAGCTCTCCCAATAGCAGCAGCCATAGCCGCTGGATTTTTTGCACCCTGTTTTTCCAATTTTCCCTCAAGAGCTTTAAATCTTCCGCCACTCCCTAATTTTGCTTTAGAAGCCGGTTCTGATTTTCCTCCCTTTAGCATATTTGGTTTCAATTTTTGCCCTTTTTTCATCTTTATCCTTTTTTTTAAACAGCTTCTTCTTTAAGGAACCCATATAACCTTTTGGTTCAATATAAGGTTGTATTGATCCAATTTTTGTGAGTGTCCTCTTCATTTATCCCTCTAAATCGGCATTATACAATTGCTATAGAATAAGTAAAGATAATTTTCTACATCTTTTTTGAATACATTCTTTCCAGCATATAAGCCTCTTCTTCAGTCATCTTGCTTCCCTTGTTTTTATTTTGATTAACAGCAAGGTAGCGTAAAGAATCGCATGCGTGTGAACTCCAATCATGAGTAGGTTTATCGCTATATACATTTAATCTCTCATTAAATGATTTATGATAGTTTTCAACGCTTTTTAATAAGAACTTACAATTATTAGTATCTATCCATAATCTCGGAAAAGATCCACGCACAAGTTCAATCCCTTCATTAATAGATAGATTAGGTGTAACTTTAAAATTAATTCCTAATTCTTTTGCAATTTGTATACGACTTTGTGCACCACTACCCAATTCTCTTACTTGAATATCATGTGGAGCAAAATGATCTCCATAATTATAACCTTTTAATGATTCTTGTTTTCTCAACCATGCGACATAATTTGAAAGGCCTTCACCTTGATTAGTATACATGTCTATTATATGTATCTCTTTACCAATGTTTTGAGCTAATAAGATAACGGTGTAATCAGAAACACCAATATCCCAATAAGTATGCACAGCAGCATGAGGGTCATGAGGCACATTCGTTATTCTTCCTTGGAGTTCTGCTTCATTAAGATATTTCGCGTAATAAGCACCTTCGGCACCTTGATCAAATGAGCAATAATACTCTTGCTGGATGAGATGCTCCGACATGCCTTCCTGACGTTCTCTTTCCATATCTTGTTCATTGAGCACACCAGTATCTTTAATACTAAGACGTTGACAGAACCATTCGGGGTTATGCTGTGCCATAAGATAGAGGTCATATGCATGATTCTTCCCTCTAGGGGTGAAATTAAAGACTGCCCACCCACCATTTTCTCGAAGGATTGGACGTATGAAATTCCAGCATTTAGGATCCTGTAAAGAAAACTCTGAGAAGACACACCCAACAGGGTTAATCCCAACGTTGATGACCTGATCAGAACCGATGATTTGAATAATAGACCCGTTGACAAGTTTTACCTTCATTTCAACATTATTGACATTCCCTTCGATAATCTCTTTTGGGATATAATCCAAGATCTTTCTACCATCTTTATCTACGCCATCCCATAAGATCCTGCGTCCCAATGTTGTAGTTGGAAAGAAATATACATAAGTACCAACACGATGATACCATGCATCTTTAATCATGTAATTAAAACAAGTAATTTCCTTACCAGAACGACGATGCCATACCAAAACAGCACGCCGAATGTCGCGGTCCATAGCCCTAAGAAAATCCAATTGGTATTCTCTGGGCTCGAATTGAGGGATTTTAATTGTTGTTTTTCTTCCATTATCCGTCAATTGGTATAACCTTGTCGGCTTCTTTCCAGGGTTTTTTCGCATTCGCATCGTATTGCACCACACTAAAGCTTACTTCTTGATGTCTAAAATTGTAGTCGTCTTTCTGACCTAAGTATTGCTTACCTAAAAATATTGCCATCGCAGCATTTTTATCGGCAAGATTCCATTGCTTACGTCGAATGGAACATTTTCCCCCTTCTGCCCATTCTTCCATTTTTTCGCCAATCATCATCTTAAACTCTCTTCTACATCCTTTATCGAGAGTATTTTTCGACATATTGAAAAAAGAACAAATTTCATCCCTTGTGCACTGCATAGCCGAAAGCTTTCTCACAGCATCCCAATCGATATCTTTTGGTGCTGGCCCCGGTTTTTTTTTCATTTCTCTTGACCCATTTTATTTTATCTTGTACGATGCTCCCGAATATGATTCTAGAAGAAGCTTAAGCTCCGAAAGAGCTTCTTCCAGCTGAGCTGCATCAGCAAAGGTTATATTCACTTTTCTCTTGCCAGGGGATTCTTCGGAATCCCCGGTTTTTATATCATCTATCTCTTTAGAAATGTTTAGCTCTTCAGCAGTGAATCCATAAGAAAATAGATCGTCACACTCAAAACAATTAGCAAGAATGTCAAAATCCCACTCACCCCCAATTTTGTTAAGGGTAATGTTGAGTTCTTCAATTTCTTTCTCACTGAAAGGTTGTTCAGGTACGAAGACAGTAATTCTCCTTTTCCCCATTTCTTTGAGCACTCGGACTCGCTGGTGTCCGGAGATAATAAGTCCATCGGGATTGACGAGGATTGTTTGACACATTCCGTATTTTTCCATTGACCGCTTGAGCAATTTTTTTTGCTCTTTTGACAATGTTCTTGGATTTTTGGCATATTCCTTTAAGTCCTCTATGTTTCGAGTTTCAAGTCTATATTCCATGAAGCTTTTTTTTCCCTTTATAAGGAAGCTTTTTACCATACTCCATTTGTTGACCACCTTCCGAGCGCTGACCTTTTGCTCTCATATTGTGATTTATAGCAACATTTTCATTGCTATTTTGTGTCGCTCTTCTTTGCTTTGACCTTGCCATTGCTCTCCTCAATAGGTTTAGGATTCATCTTCTCTGAAGGACCAATCTTTATACATTTTACGTGGTCTTTATTGATTAATATCCCTTCCCCTTTATTGGAATCGAATACTAATTTACCTTCCATAATCTTCTCAATAATTCCACTAATAATATTTTGATCTTCTAATTCCAATAAGTCAACACTTCCATCTTTATATGTGACTAAAATTGTAAAGCTCATCTAAAATCTCCTTGCATTCCGTTTATTGCTCGTCCCCCACCTTGAGGGACAATTGTTTTACTTGATCGAGGATTCGTCCTCTTAAACTTTGCTTCTTTAAGTTTCTGTTCATAAAGCCTTTCTGCACTTTCCATGCGTTTCTTAGCAAAATAGTTCACCTGATTCTTTGGTGGACGGTTTTCCCCCTTATATTGCAAGATTTTATATCCATCTTGCCCAAAATGTGAATTACTCCGTACATTCGCCACAATCTACCCCCTCAGTATAGCGCCAAGCTATAACTTTTCCCGTCATCTCTGATGTTTCATCACGTACAAACTTAGTTAGTTTATTATCAGCAACATAATGACATTTTGTTAAGATCATTTCATTCAGAAGCTCAACTTCTTTTTCTTGCTCTGGATACTCTATGTCTCCAATGTTAACATACTTCCAAGGATATAAGTTCTTTTTATCTTCGTAATTCATTAAAATGGCACTCCTTCTTCTTCATCTACATTAGATTTAGGTAAGTTCGAAAACATTGTATTATTTCTCTCACAAAACTCATCAATTGCCTTTAGAACAATGTCTGAGAACTTCTTCATCATCTCTTTGTCTGCAAATTCATGAGTCTTTACAAAGCTTTTTGTTCCTAAAGATTCTCGCGCTATCGAATGAAAATCTACCCAACGCCTACCATCTTTCATGAAAAGCTTCATATTTCTGTGATATTGATTCTTTCCCTTATGATGAATGTCAAAGATAGCTTTTAAGGAGTTATCTTTATCAATCTTCTCATAATAAGTTACTTCAATCATGTTTTACCTTTCCTAGTTGTTCTATCAATTCGCCATAATGTTCTAATATTTTCTCTGCTTTCTTCTTTCCTACGATACCAATCATTGCCGATATCAAGATGTGAAAGTCTACCGATTGTTTTTTCACTTCTTCTTTTTTTTCTTCTTGGATTTTCCAGCTTCGCTATAGGCTATTGCTATTGCTTGCTTTTGTGGTTTTCCAGCTTCCATCTCACGACGAATGTTCTCAGACATTCCTTCTTTTGTCTTTGCTTTCTTTCCCTTCACTAGTGGCATTTATAACCTTCCTTTTTCTTTTTTCTGAGCCGGCTTTATCACCGCGTAAGATCTCGCCAACCGTCCTCATGCTTGGATATATCATTCTGTCCCTAAGCGGTCAAGCTTTTCTTTAGTCTCTTTTAATTTTTGTCGCATCTTCGCAAAATCCCATGAATCTGGTGAGCATTTCTGCCCATAACCTGTTTGGCAGCTTATACACGTTCCTGTTTCGCTTTGAGTAACAGTTCTTCCGCAAGTTGTACAACGCATCCACTTGTATTGGTTTAGCTCATCAATTCCCTTAATATGGTTCATCACAATATTCTCCTACGTAACATTCATCTAAGATGGTTCCATCTTTCCCTAAAGACCATAGCCACACTCCTTTACGATGCTTTTTTATTTTCATTAATTGAATCATGATATCGTTGATTAGATCTTCTTCTCGATGGCAAAGATTAAGATCTGCGCACCAAGCCATATTTGGCTTACCATCGACAATCATTAAAGCGATGAGTTCCTGTTCACCGATAAGCTTAAACAGATTGTTCATGTCCATGATTTACCTTTAGCATTAGGTTATTTTCTTGTAAAGCAGAAATGTGAATAATTGTTTTAGGTATTTTTGAATATCTTTTAGTTGATGTAATGATTGCTATTTGAGAATCATCTGCGTAAATGAGACCATTCATGGCGTCGGAATACATCTTAATGAGGTTGTCGAGATCAGGCTTTCCCCTATGCGGTGTTCCTTCGACTTCATTAGAACGCTTCAGAGACCATGATGAAGGTATAGGCAGGAAGAAGTACATAAATACCATGATAGGGCCTTGGAGACGGCTTATAATGCGTTCTTTGCCCATTTGCAGCATGATATGCTTTCTAATGTTTTGTGTTTGATCCTTTTGAATATCGTAAGTCCTTACTCTCATTCCAGTTGAACAGAAGCGCGGACGCTTCTTAGGTATAGGCTCTCCAGGAATCTCAAAAGTAAATTCTTTTTTAGGTGTCTCTAAGGTCATAGCTAATTTTATACCTCGTAAATATTTAATTTTGTTAATTTTTCCATAATCAATTCCACAAAATTTTTCAAATCATATGCGAAAGTGTAAGGTTCTGCAGATCCTTTTCTTATTTCAAACCATGAATTTGCGGCTTCTAAAGTAAATCCTAGAGCTAAAGCTTTTGCTGAATATTTAATGACAATATCTTTGGCAATTTGAATGGATGATTTTCCAGAAGAGGATTTACCTGAGAATGTCCATTCATTACCTGCCCATTTCAAGACTGTGTGATAGTGAGATTTGTAAGTTTTATCGAATTTTTGAATATTTTCACCTCTTGAGAGTGCAACAGTATTTATGACGTGGTCGGCTTTTTCTTTACCCAGTTTGTCTTTTAGCTTTTGATATTCTTCATCAGTCAGGAGGCACATGCCATCTTCACCATGACCATTTTTGATTTTAGTGGATTTGGGTATTTTTTGTTTTTTTTGAGGGGGGGTGCTTATATATTCTTTTTTCTTTTGTATAAGTATATCTTTTGTGTGGTCAAACGGCGACCCCCCTCCCTGGTCAAACGGCGACCTCCCCCCCCCTAAATTTTGACATTGTTCAGGTTCTTTTTCGAAAGGATCTGTTGGATCTTTTTCAACGATTAGTCGATATAAATTTGGTCTATCACCTCTTTCATCTGAGCTTTGTATAATTTCTAAAAGACCATGAGATTCGAGTTCATCTAAACCTAGTTTTACTGAGTTTCTGCTTAATCCTGAAATATTGACAAGTTGGTTTCGTGAAACGGCATCTTCTGTTTTATGCCAGCCGATAATTTTTCGACATAAACAAGTTAAAATAATTTTTCCACTTGGAGACAATCTTCGATACCAATAATCAACAACAACGTTAGGAAACTGAAAATAGTTTGATGCTGGAATTTTTTTTTCTTGTGACTCTTGACTTATTTCGATATGATCTGGTAACATGAACGCTCCTTGTGGTCCGGGAAGACCCACTGTTGAAGGCTCTAGGTTAATTCCTAGAGCCTTATTTTTTTGTTACCTCGTAGATATACCTCACATTAGAATTTTGGTCTAATCAATAATTTTCTTAGGAAGCTCAACTTTTTGTGTTTTAGCATGTTGCTTCATCATTTTTTTGACTTTATCTTTATCTGCTTCGGTTAACATATCTTCATAAGTTACTTTGCCTTTGGTTATTTCTACAATTTTTGTTCCTATGAGTAAACCTGGGGAGTGTTCTCTTCTTGCAATAGCTGCTACAGTTGGTTGAGAAACGTATATCATTTTTGAGAAGCTATGATAGGTGAGTCTTTCCTCCCATAAATATTGTTCTAAGTCCATTAATGCTTCCTTTGGTTAAGGGTTTAATATATAATAGCTAGCGTATAGATTTTTGTCGAAGAGAAAATTATTTTTGTAAATTATTTCTTTTTTGTTGCAACATTTTTTAGTACGTGATATATTGAGTTTATGAAAGCATGGAAGTGCTCTCAGAATAGTGCCGGAAGGCAAAAACACACAAAGGAAGTAAGTATGAAAAATGAAGAAGAGTTAAAAAGTTTAGGGAAGCAAACTGCTCACGAAGCTTTAAGAGAATGTCATTGGGATATGATGAGAGCGATAAGGCTTTTGGAATATTTCCATATTCATTATAGAAATTTACCTATGCATGTAAAAATGAAGATGCCTTATTTCAAAATATGGAACGAGGACGAGAGCGAGATTATACTAGAAGGTATAGAGCAGCTCATAAATGTGAAAAGCATTGATTTAACAATGTAAAAAGTGGGGTCGGAAGCCCCCTAAAGTGGAGAAAAGTATGTTTAACGAAGATGATTACAATGCGATGATGCTTGATGAGCATTATCACAATGATAGGTTTATGCAGAATTTCGATTTAGATGCAGCAAAGGACTATTTGAGTGGATGCTTAGAGAGTATCTATGAGAATGGTGATATCGATAAATTAGAGCATTGCTTGGAAGAGCTGTGCTATGTGTTGAATGTTCCTTTTGCAGGAAAGACACTGAAGATAGAGAAAAAGGATCATTTATTGCAAGAGTGGTACAAAGGTTATTCTCAAGCAATGGTTGATCTACAGAGAGAAGATGAAAAGTGCGGAGATGTAGTATGAATAAAAACGAGATTATAAAAAAAGATGAAGCGTCAACGATGCTCATCGATATACAAAATACCAAGAAGATGTGTGAAGCTCTTTTGCAATCAGCTCACTATAAAAAAATAGGAACTGAAGGGATATATGCAATCGTAGAAAAGGCAAAATCTATTGGGGTATCTCCTTTAGATGCTTTGAATGGTGGAATGTATTTTGTGCAGGGTAAGGTTGAGTTGACAGCTTCGATGATGAATCAGTTGATTCGTCAAGGTGGTCATTCGATTACAAAAGATAAGCGGTCGGATAATTCTGTGTGTATTTTGCATGGTAAGCGCAAAGATAACTGTGATACATGGACAGAGTCTTTTTCTATAGAGGATGCTAAGTTAGCTGGTATTTATAGAAATCAATGGCTAAAATATCCGAAGGATATGCTTTTTGCAAGGGCTTTAAGTAGACTCGCAAGACAGCTTTTTCCAGATGTTATTAAAGGCTGTTATGTTCAAGGTGAGATTTCTGAGGCAATTCTTGTTGAAGAAGTAAAAGAAATGCCTCTAAAACTATCTGACGATCAACTTAGTGAATTAACTTTAGCTTTGGGAGAGAATGCAGATCTCAAAGAAAAATTAATTAACTTTATCAAAAGCGAAGGAATGGGAGACGATCTCCAAGATCTTAATCCAAAGTACTTTGTAAAGATGCTTGAGAAATGCTATGCAGAAAACTCAAAATCTGAGAAAGTGGCTGAGTAAAAAAACGGGGGGATTTTACTCCCCCCTAACTACACAAAGGAATGTAATGATTGAATGCACAATCAATTTGAATAGTAAAGAGTACTGGGATTTTCGTAAAGGGAAAATTGGCGCAAGTGATGCACCAATTATTATGGGAGATAGTCCATGGAAGACACCCTATCAACTTTGGAAAGAGAAACTCTCTGATGAAGAGACAATTATGCATCCTTGGATGGAAAGAGGAATAGCTCTTGAACCCATTGCTAGGTTGATGGCTTCTGAACAATTAAATATGATAATTGATTCAGGAATTGTTGTTATTCACCCTGAATATCAAGATATGATGATGGCAAGTCTAGATGGGTATAATCGTGAGAATGATATTATCTTCGAGATAAAATGTCCTGGAAAAGAAGATCATAAATCAGCTAGAGATGGAAAGATTCCAAAAAAATATATAGCCCAACTTCAGCATCAATTAGCTTGTATACCTAAGGCAAAATTCTCATATTATGTTAGCTTCGATGGGGAACATATTGTCTTCATCAAAGTTGAGAGAGATTTAGAGTACATAAAACAATTAATTGAAAAGGAGATCGAATTTTTCGAATATGTCCAAAATTTGGTTCCTCCAAAGATGGATATGGTAGATAAGATGATAAGAGTTGATGATGAGTGGCTTGTAATCAGCAATGATTGTCTTAATCTCATGAATAAAATCGAAGAACTCAAATCTGAATTTGAATTTAAGAAAGATGAGTTAATAACTCTTTCACATGGTAAACCATCTCAAGGTGGTGGTATATCATTAGATTTTGTTGAACAAAAAGGGACAATCAATTATAAGTCTATCCCAGAGATGAAGGAAATTGATTTGGAGAAGTATCGCGGAGAGCCCAAATCGTTCTGGAGACTCACTAAAAATAAGGGGTAAATATGGCAATACAACTTGATATGTTCCAAAAAGAACTTATTGAAAATCAAGCTGCTATCACTAAATTAGAAAAAATCCATGATGAGATAGGGCAGATACGTCGTGGACTGTTTTGGAGATTCACAGAATTGAAGAAAAAAACGATAGAGACAGAAAGTCGTTGCGAAGAATTAGAGAAAAAATGTATACGTCTTGAGCAGCTACTCATAAGGGAGGTTAAATGATTTATATGTATTTTTTCATTGTATTTTTTTTGACGCTCCACTTGACAGCAAGTTATTTTATGTTTAAACAGATATCGCAACGGAGATTTAGTGAAGAGGCAGTCATCATTTTGGATGAGGTAAGAGATACTAAGAAAAGTATCAATAAAGTCTTGGACCGCAAAAAACCAGGGCCCAAACCAAAAAAAATAAAGGAGAAATTGCATGAATCAGCAGATGCAGATCTTGGCAAAGTCGCTTGAAAACCAATACGGTTCTTTGAGTATTTCTTTATTGATGAGAAAGCTAAAAGTCACGGAAACTTTTGCAATAAACCTTATCAAAAAAATAAAGGAGAATGAAAAATGAAACATTTATTTACTATATTGGCAGCATTTTCACTAATTTCTGGTGATATAATGGCAGAATCATCCATGGCAGAATCCTACATTCCAGATGGACAGTTATATGCAAAATATATGTTAGGTGTTAACCAAACCTATAAAAATATTACATCACCTGCAATGTCTTATGGAGTTGCTTTAGGTTATGAAATGGATTTTATTGACACTTGCTCACCTCATATTGAAGCTGAGTTATTCTTTAGAAATCAGATGCCAAGAAAAGATTGTGCTGTACTTGCAAATGTTTCTGTATCTAGTGCTCTTATAAATGTTGGATTTACAGTAAATGAATTGCCAATTCTGAAACCTTTCTTTGGTATAGGTATTGGTTATGCTGAACATCAAGCCACAATTTTTGGTGAGAATTTAATTGTCGGACACGCTGAAAAAAAGTTCGCTTATCATTTCAAAGGTGGTGTGAAATATGCGATAAATGACAATTATCACGTCTCTCTTGAGTATAAATACTTAGGTATGAAGTCATTTGAAGATAATCACGGAATTTATGTTGGATTAGTCCAATATTTCTAAACAAAAACCACAGTTCCCCAGCTTCGCCTGGGGTTTTTACACAAAGGAAATTATATGATTACATGTAAAGAACAATCACATTATAGCTATGTTGTTTATATAACTAATAGACAATGGGTTAAAATGATACCAGTAGTTTTACACCAAGATATACCTAAACTTACATTAATGTTTTACAATGTTATATTTAAACCAATCATTGATACGATGTTACCTCATTTAAAATCTAACTATAGCATAATTGATGTAACTAAACTTGACAGTATTTACAATAAAATAGAATACCGTGAATTTTTAAACCAACACTTTCCTATAAGAAGAAATTCAATTTAGCGGAAAAGAGAGGAAGGGACCGGAATGGACAGGAAAGGAAGGGAGCGGCGCGGAGTGGAGTGGTTTTTATTTAGAAATATTGAATTTTGGTAAGGATAGGATTGGATTGGAATGGATTGGAGTGGAAAGTTAAGGAAGGGACTGGCGAGGTTTTATTTTAAACATCACATAAGGAAATTATATGTTGATTGCAAAAGTAGAAATTGAAGGAACAAAACCATTGATATTTCATAGGTTCAATATTGAATCTTTGCAGGAATTATCAAAACCCAAATCTGGATCTGCTGGAAATGATCCAGAAGAGTGGAAAATGAGTTTTTTTCATGATGATCTAAAGTTATATATACCAGGTAGTTATATTTTTAGTGCTTTAAAAAATGGTTCTGTGAACACAAAAGCTGGTCGAGGGACAATTCAAAAGACATGGATATCAGCTGTACAAGTCGATGATGAAAAAATCTATTTAAATTATCCTTTATTTAAAGGTTGGGAAGAAATGACATTAGCCGATATTCCCAAAGATCCTATCAATAAAGTTTATGTTGATATTCGCATGGTAAGCAATCCCAACACTAAAGGAAAAAACATTCGTTACCGTTTAGCATGCAATATAGGCTGGAAAATTAATTTTAGTCTTACTATAAATGATTCTCTTGTGTCTAAAGCACAAGTCGAAAAAGTCATCAATGACACTGGAATGCTCCAGGGTTTATGTGATGGAAGAACTCTTGGATATGGAAGGTTCAAGGTAAACTCTTGCAATTTAAGCACCATATCTAAGGATTAATGGGATAGGAATGGAATGGTTTGGAGAGGATTGGAATGGATTGGTAAGGCGTGGTTTTTATTTAGAAATATTTGATTAAGAGGGCAGGAAGGGAGTGTAAAGGGGTGGAGTGGATAGGAAGGGAATGGAAAGGACAGGCATGGAAGTTTGGTCTGATAATCACTATTATGTTCCTTTTGGAGATAAATGAATTATAGTGAAGATTTCAATAAGTTTTTGGGTTCTACTCTAAATCTTATATATCGCTACGCTGAAGGCGATATGGATCTGATTTATAATATGTTATTTTTAATGCAAATGCACTACATAATTTGCATGTCAAATAATAAAGAAAATTTTCTTGAAAATTTAAATAATCATATAGAATCTTTTAAACAAGAAGAATTTAAAGAATTTGCTTTTAACAATTTCGATGATCTTAAAACCCAAGCGTATAAATACATGAAGAAAAAAGGAGGGAATCCTTGATGACATATTGGAAAGATATTGAAGAATACTACCCGAAAAAAGGCCAAGATTTAATCATACTCTGGTATGACACAGAAAAAGCTCCCTATGAAAACAAATGGGAATCAATGGTTATCAATGAAAAATATTTAGATTCAATAACTAGTCCATATATTTATTGGACTCAACTACCTAAGGATATGCATGTTATATTATGATCCTGCTAATGAACAAGAAGATTTTCATTAGAAAAATGGGAGGACTTTTTAAGTCCTCCCTAAGGAGTCTCCATGAACTGCATATTAACAATTCTCGTGACGAACTTCATTTTACATAAGGGAATATTTTTTGCAACATCTTTTTGTGTCGTAGGGTTCAAATAATTTATTATCTATTTTTGATTTTTTTTTTGAGTTTCTTCGTTTTCTTTTTTTATTTCTTTTTCTATTTTTTCTTCTTGAAATGCTTTAGGAATTTCATTACCGAAAATTATCATTAATATCATGAAGATGCTTATTATAAGTACTGCACCATCATTAAATCTCATCATTCAGTTACCGAAATATCATATTCAATTGCTATATTCATCATCCTTTTATCTGTAGTAATAGTTGCTGGAGTAAA